GAGTATCTTTACAATACTAAAAGAAACCAATATTACTAACAATTAAAAGACAAGAACAATGAAAGCAACAGCAATCCAACAGAGAATAATAGAAAAATTCATCATGTCAGAGTTTGCACAAGGTAACTTAGATACCAAAGAACAAGTTAGCTGTATGCTTCTATTGATTCAAAAGAAACTAGATATGTCAGTAGAACAAGCAAGTGATTTTATGAGAAACGCAATTGGTATTAACGCTTAATACATACGATTATGAAAGTGTATGATATAAATGGGAACGTAGTAGCAGAAGGATACTTGGTACCCAATCCTAATTTCATTCCCAAAGGTGAATACAAAGAAACAGAACTGGATTATCAAAAGAAGCAAGCTGATATGTTAATAACTTCTATTGATGGCAATTTCTATGAAATCAGTTTGCCTAAAAGTGCTACACTTCGCCAGAAGATAAACAAAGACATACAGGGATATGGTAGAAACGTAAGAAGGTATAATGAAAATATAATTCATGTAACAGAGAAGGTTCTAAAGATTTTGCAAACTAAATATACTATAATGTGTGACTTTTAAAAATAGATATGACACAAGAACGACTTGATATATTTGAAAAAGTACTCTTCCTCTATGGAGAATACGTCTTACTCGATCTTTATTCTTTTGCTAAAGTTACGGAAAGATATGAAGATTGCGCTATCATGAGAGATTTAATGAAGAAGTACAATATTGATGAACGTGATGATATACAAGATTGGCAGGCTGAATTATGGCGTTGTGGATATTCTGGTAAGATTGCTGTCATAAATTTCCCTTATTATATGCATAAAGCTATCAAATTAGTTGGATATTTATAAATAAAAGTGATATAAATTACGCGACTTTTATTATATTTGCACCAAGTAAAAACGAATATTAAGTAATATTCTACTCAAATGGACGAAATCACCTCTATCTTAGACAGTACACGGCCCGTTGATAACATAATCAACGATTTGAAAGAAAAGTCTGTAACAGTCCCCTCATGGGATAAACTTCTCAAAGACTACGAACCAACAGAACATGAGATAGTATCTGACACAGTTACTCGTAAAGACAAGATTCGATCTAATGGAGATATAGAAAAAGCTTCCCGTATCTACATTGGGCTTGAAAAACTTCTCACCAAACGAATGACTGAATTCATGTTTGCTATCCCTGTTAAACGTGTATATCACAATATAGAAGACAATGAAACCCGCCAAAGTATTGCGAAAGCGATTGAAGCGATATATAAGTATTCCCGTATTGACAGTGAAAATATTAAGCGAGGAAATGCTTACTTTGCTTCATGCGAAGTGTTTACCATTTGGTACACAGTTGAGAGTTTAAACACTCTATACGGCTTTAAAAGTAAGTATAAGCTAAAATGTAAGACCTACTCACCAATGGACGGTGTTAGGTTATATCCTTTACTTGATGAGCTTGGCGATATGATTGCAATGTCTTTTGAATACACAAAAAAGGTCAAAAATGTAGAAGTTACGTATTTTGAGACATACACGGCAAATATTCATTATAAATGGGAACAACAAGGAAACGGCTGGGAATTAGTTAAATCAGAACCAGTCGTTATTCTGAAAATACCTGGAGTATACGTTTATCGTCCTGTTCCCATTTATCACGGTCTTTCCTATATCAGAAAAGAAATCGAATACACCCTTTCACGCAATAGCGATGTCATAGCATATAACTCCGCTCCAATCCTAAAAATAGCTGGCGGCATAAAAGGTGGAGAAGATAAAGGAGAAAGCCGTAGAGTTTATCGCGTAGAACAAAACGGGGATGTGTCCTATGTTTCATGGGCACAATCTATCGAAGCGTTAAAATATCATGTCGATACCCTTATTAAGTTATTTTGGTCACAATCACAAATGCCGGATATTTCTTTTGAAAACATGAAGTCTCTTGGCAATATCGGATTTGACGCAAGGCAGACTTTACTTACTGACGCTCATTTAAAGGTTGGAGATGAAAGTGGTGCATGGATAGAAGCATTTGAACGTGAATGTAGCGTAATCAAAGCTTTCCTAAAAATGATGAATGTCTCTTGGAAAGACGAAGTAGATAATGTTGAGGTTGAGCACATCATAACTCCGTTTATTCAAAATGACGAAAAGTCAGAAATAGAAAAGTGGGTTACGGCAAGTGGTGGAAAAGCAGTTGTCAGCCAATTAGAAGCCATCAAGAACTTAGGTATCTCTACTGATCCACAAGATACTCTTTCCCAAATTCAAAAAGAAGATGCAGAGGCTTCCAAAAGCAGGATAAGCAATATTTTCGAACAATCGGAATAATAATCAAAATATAATCATTATGGCAAAAATAGATGTATTAGAATTTAGTAAAGAAAAACAAGGTTATTCCTGTGAATTTACTTCTGTTGGGAAATGTGTAATACAGATAGATAGAGAAATGAATGGGACACTTAGCCTATTTGCAAAATTGGAGGGTATGGATTATGCACTGTTGTATCAATACCCTTCTGCTCAATTTAATGATAATGTGATTTTTGAGCTTGACGTACAAAAGGGGCTTTCTATCAAGATCCTAAGCGCAGTCGGTGTTATGAGTGCAAAGATGGCTTATGAAGATGAAGATTTATAACCTATTTGCCAACTTGTAGAAAAGGTAAAGGCAGCGTAGACATATGTTTATGCTGCCGACTTAAAACTTAAAATCATGAAGACAAAAATATCAAACTGGCTTATTAGATTAGCAGAAAAAATCAATCCACAAGAAAGATTGAGTAGTATTGAACGAGTTGATAACTACGAAGCGAAGAAGCTTGGTATCTGCCTTGTCCGGACTAAAAAAGAAATCAAGGATTACCGGAAAAAGAAGAAACTTGATGAAGGTTGGTCTAATCGAAAATCAGATGAAATGTTCATCAAGGAAGTTAAGGATGAAGTTCGCCAATCAATTATCAGTTCGATCAACCAAAGGGGACTAATAGAATACTCCGTTGAAAAAGTTGGTGATGAACTCTATGTTACTGGTGAAATTAAAGTATATATAAAAAAAGAATAATATGCAGGTTCCTATAGATAACATAACTTTTAGCGAAAGTGAATATCATCGTGGAGACAAGATATGGAAAGCTCAAACACTCTACGATTTTGCTAAGGCAAAAGAATATCCAGTACTTGATATGCCATTATGGAATATAGACCTTACAGCTGAACCATTTGAATGTAATCAGCTTCACAGTTTCATTTTTCAATGCAAACGGGTGAATCAATGCTCTCTTGAATATCCTATTATCCTTGACGAAGTAGGTCTAATTGCCGATGGCTACCATCGTTTATGTAAAGCGATATTGGAGGGCAAGGAGACAATTAAAGCTATCCGATTATTGGAGATGCCAGCACCTGATAGAATTTCGGAGGAATAAAAAAGCAAATGAACTAATGGCAAAACCCAAGATTCCAAATCAGAAAAAAAAGTACCAAGAACTCAACGGGAGATTAAACAGATATGTATCCCTCGTTGAGCAAATATACGACACCCTGAATTTGGAAGCTGCCAAAGCTGTTTCACGTACTAAATATTCCCCTGATAGCGATAAGCCGTTTAAATGGTCTGACTATCCTCAAACGAAGAAACAGATAGATGACATACAGGCTCAATTTGTTGATGACATTCATGCCGCTATCTATCGTGGCACATCTGAAGAATGGAAGAACAGTAATGAAGCACAGGATTTAATAGCCAACAAAGTATTAAGAGCTTATAACGCCCAAGTTGACAAAGAGAAATATAAAGTTTTGTATCAAACAAATTCAGATGCTTTGAAAGCATTCCAGAACCGAAAAGATAAAGGATTAAATATATCTGCAAAACTTTGGCAACAATCTATGATCTACAAAGAAGAACTGGAGGCCGCGATCTCATGCGCTATTCAAAAAGGAACCAGTGCTGTTACGTTGAGTAAGCAAATAAGTAAGTATCTTCTTGATTTCCCATTACTGCAAAAAGATTACAAAGACAGATATGGCAGTGCTGAACATATACAAGATTGTGAATATCGTTCCATACGTCTAGCCCGTTCAGAAATAAACATGGCTTATAGAACAGCTGAAAACGAAAGATGGAAACAAATGGATTTCGTAGTCGGATATGAAATAAAACTAAGTTCTTCTCATCATAGCCGTATGCCACATGGAGACATTTGTGATACACTTGCCGGTAAATATCCTAAAGACTTCACATGGACAGGATGGCATCCGAATGATTTATGTTATAAAGTTCCTATCCTCAAAACAGAAGAAGAATTCTGGGAATGGGATGGGCGGAGCGATGTTTCTACAGAAAGCGTGAATGAGGTCAAGGATGTACCGGACACTTTCAAACAGTGGGTGGGAGCAAATGCTTACCGTATAGAAAAATCTAAGAAAAGAGGGACGCTACCATATTTCATTAGGGATAATCAAAAACGAATTGACAGTATACTTGATTATACACCAACTTCGACATTTACAGTTTATAAGATTGCGGGTATGGAGCAGCTTTCAGTCCTTGACGGAAGTAATTACGAGCTTACTAAGGCTGTATCTGATGTGGAATCTAATATACGGAAAAATAAAGGCCATGAGACAGGTGTATTGTTCAATAAGGATGGTAATATTGTGATTGATAAGAGGGGAGGAAGTCGTAGCGTTCAATTCACAAAACATGAATGTCTCTTAATGAATGATGGAATATTTACCCACAATCATCCGGGTGCATGGGGATATGCGGAAAACGATATTATGCGTATAGGAAATTCTTTCAGCATACAAGATATAGCATTGGCTGTTGAAAATAATCTTGCAGAAATGAGAGCCGTAACCCCTAATTATACCTTTTCAATGAAAAGACCTGAAGGAGGCTGGGGAATAAGCGTAGAGGAATTAATGAAGTTATATAATGATGAAAATCGAAATCTGCGGTTAGAATTTACAAGAAGGATAAACAAAGACACACTTACAATATCACAGGCAAGTGCAACTCATTTTCATATATTATGGAAGAGGTTATCAAAAAAATTGGGATTTGATTATTCTAAAATGAAGACTAAATAGCTATATTTGCATTATGGTTAAGAGATTATATAAAAACGGTGACAATTATTCATGTACAGATGACAGGCATGAAATATTAAATCTGTATGCTTCACAATGTGCATACTGCAAACATTTTCATGCAGATGACTATTATTGTTCTGCTTACCCTGATGGTATTCCTGACGAATTGCTTAGAGGCACACAGAAACACAATTCACCCATTAAAGGACAGGTAGGTGACACTGTGTATGAACTGGATAAAAAATGGGAGCATTCAGACAATGGAAGATAAACTTATGGAATATGGGAAATACTAATTCACTATTAGAAAAAGCTCTTCAAATCGCCGTCAAAGCCCATAGCGGACAAATCGATAAAGCTGGATCAGCCTACATCTTCCATCCTATCCGTGTCTCAAACAGATGTTCTACTGATGACGAAAGGATTGTTGCTTTGCTGCACGATACAATAGAAGATACCGAAGTTACCACTGAATATTTACTTATGGAAGGGTTTCCTCGTAATATAGTAGATGCTATACTTTCTGTCACTCGCAACGAGGATGAAAGCTATGACGATTTCATAAAACGTTCTAGACTTAATCCTATAGGAAGACAAGTAAAACTACATGATTTAGAAGACAACATGGATATAACACGTTTGAATGAACTTACAGAAAAGGATATTTACAGATTAAACAAATACATAAAAGCATATAAATATCTTAAAGAATAATCGCTGATGTACAATTACATTCAGTTTCACGGCACGAAGTACAAGATTACTCTCGTGCCGTGCGTTTATTATGATAGTTTAACATTGAAAGTGACGTTTTAAACGCCACTTTTGCTACCTTTGTGTCAGATGCGTATGAAGACGTGCGCCACAGAACTTGTCGTAAAAACTCATTGCTCTATTGTTTGGTAAAGTTCTAAGCGAATAGTCTGCTGGTATACGTGCTTCGCAGACTATTTTAGTAACCAAAACATTGTACAATGGACAGAAAACAACAAGTGTTTCTAAAATTGAAACCGAAAGTGAAGGCATTCGGGTTCAATAAAAAGGAACTGATGAGTGTCGCTGCCAAGATTGCCGACAATCTAACTTCCACAGATGATGCCTCTGATGAGGATGTAAACGCAGAAATTGATACAGCTATTGATGCGGTTCTCCCCTACCTACAAGTCAGCCAGTCTTTTGCAAATCGAGTAATCGAAGAAAACCGCAAAAAGAATGACGACGACGATGAAACCGATGACGATGATGACGATGAACCATCAAATCCCACTAATCGCCAGCCGGGTTTAAACAAAAAGAATCCCAAAAACAGAGGAAAGAATGATGCTGCTCCAGAGTGGGCTAGAGGTTTGGTTCAAACAGTACAAACACTGAATGACGAAATCGCAGCATTGAAAGGTGAAAAAGTTGTCACTACACGTAGAGAAAAACTTGAATCCTTATTGAAAGACGCTGGTACATTCGGAGCTCGCACATTAAAATCCTTCAATAAAATGAAGTTTGAAAATGATGAAGAATTTGAAGAATTCTATTCCGAAGTTGAGGAAGATTTGAAATCTTACAACCAAGAACGTGCCGATGCAGGGCTTTCTAGTTTAGGTAATCCTCCAGGTCCAGGTAGTAAGAAGCAAGAAAAAAATGAAGTATTAACAGACGAAGAGGTCATAGCAATAGCTAAAGGCCTTTAATCAAAAACAAATTAAAAATGGGCGCAAAAGCTGATTTAGTCAACGAACAAGAAACAATCTTAACCGGAATGGATTCGATTGTTATTCGTAACTATTTGGGCGGAATTATGAATGGCCGGACGCTAGATACGACTGGATTTAAACAGTCTGTAATCAAAGCCGGACATATCGTTATCCGCGATACAGAGAATGATACTTATAAGCCGATGCCTGTTAATTCAGCAGGTACAGCCTACGAATCATTGCCAGGTAATCATGAATATGTTGGCGTTGTTGTTTGTTCCAAACCCGCCGACAAACCATTTGTAGGCATTATGTATGCTGGCGAAGTTAATGATGTGGCGAGTCCTTATCCTGTTGACAGCATCAAGGCTGCATTAAAGACGGCATTACCACAATTAACTTTTCTACACGATTAAAAGGAGGTGAAAGATGAATGAATCATTGTTTATTGAATTTGTAAGAAGAATATGGCCTAAATTAAGCCTGTATGTGAAAGAAAAGATCAATGATACAAACAAAACATTGACCTATCTTCACAAAACTATGCTTACTAAAGTGTACTCCCCTGATCAAAAATGGGAAGGAACATCCGCCAACACCACATATGTAGCTGCTGATATGGTTGCTATGGATTCTCCGCTTTCACCCAAAAAGCGAGATTCTATTGCACGGTCAAACGGAGTATTGCCTAAGATTGGAATTAAAAAGATTCTAAGAGAGACTCAAATTAATGCTATCAACATCATGAAAGCGCATTTATCTAATGCCACTACGGAAGAAGCACAAAAATCTCTTAAAAACAGAATTTTCTCTCGTTTAACAGATGACGGAACCTCATGTTCTGTTGGTATTGACGAAAGAAATGAAGCAAATTTCCTTACAGGATTATCCGATGGTGTCATCATTGTTGAGGGTGACGATGATAAAAATACTGGTATAGGTCTTCGTGTTGATTATGGTTATTTGCCAGAACATAGTTTTGGTGTTGTTACTACTGGGGAAGTTACAGGAGATGATATTGAAAGAGTTATAAGCAAAGCTAACGATGACGGCAACAGTATTTCAGTCATTATGCTGGCTTTATCTACATACAACAAAATGCGTCAATCTCAATGGGCTAAAGAACTAGCCGCAAATTATCGAGGTCAAACCTTTGATAATGAGACTAAGCTGCCTGTACCTACTTCTACATTATTTGATGAAGCGTTCTCTGACCAATATAATGGTATTTCATTCTTGAAGATTGATCGTTCAGTAACTTATGAAAAGAATGGCAAAAGGGTATCTTATAAGCCGTGGAATGCGAATAAACTGATATTCCTCCCTTCTGCTGATAATGTAGGTTCTTTTGTATGGGGAACTTTGGCTGAAGCAACTAATCCCGTTAATGGAGTGGAATATACTACTATTGACGAATATAAGTTGATCAGCCGTTACTCTAAGACAGATCCGTTACAGGAATTTACAAATGGACAGGCTATCTGCTTACCGGTTATCGAAAACGTAGATCAAATCTATTCTTTGGATATATTGGAAGCCCAAACAGTAGACACAACAGAAGAAGGGAAAGATACTTCTGATGTTAAGATTACAATTTGGGGAGCAACTTACAAAAAGCCGGAGTTTGTGACGGAATATAACAAGATTGCAGGCAAGAACCTTACTTCCACCGTTTCCGATGATAAGCTAATCGCAGCAGTCAACAGATTGAGTGACGCAGACGAAGAAGCATTGAAAAAGGTGGTTGAATCTCATAAAGCATCGTAAACCATGAAGACAATTCAGCAAGCCCTCATAGACGAAATACATTATCCGATCCCTATCGGTTTTGTAGAGAATGTTATGATTAAACGTAATCTCAATGGTGATGATGAGTTTAATTACGACATAGCTCATTCTAGCGAATATCAGGGAGCTCTAGCTGATTGTCTTTGGTCTTTGGTTCAAGCTATCAATTTCTCTGAAGCTGACAAGTCTTTTGGGGCTTTGTCTGACAAAGATAAAGAACGAATACTTTTACGCGTAAACTACATGTACAATACTATTGGTGAGCCTTCAGTAGAACTGGAAGCAAAACCAATAGTATATGTGGGTGATTGCTTGTTGTAGTATGGCAGTAGCAAATAGAAATCCACATCGTTTACAATACCTAGTTGCTGTACCTGGCTACGAAGATGAAAATGGCAATTATCATGCCGGTTCGTCTGAATGGAAAGGCTCGATTCCTTGTGATGCTGTACCTTCTGGAAAGGCAGAAGAAAGGAAATTTGAGGATGGTGTTGTAAGGAGCTATTCATATACGGTCTGTCTTCCAAGCAATTGTCATACCTTTACTATTGGCGACAGAGTCAAGATAATGCTTCTTGGAGGAATTGAAAGAGAATTTGAGGTAAAAGGTTTTCATCGATACCAACTTCAGTGTAAAATTTGGGTTTAGAATATGGGAATAAAATTATCTGGTAAACTAGACGAAATACATAAGGTTTTGATGAAAGAAGCGGAACGCGTAGAAATACTTACAATACGTGCTTTAGCTTATCTCGGAGAGCAATGTGTACGAAGAATCCGAGATCGTTCCGGAGAAAAGAGCTGGTTTGACCAGTCCGGTAATCTTAGAAGTTCCGTTGGATATATTATTTCCCATAATGGCAACATTGTTTCAAGCTACGGTTTTGATAGTAGTATGGGAAAAGCAGCTCATGCAAAACAAGTTGAATATGTTACTAAAGAGGGCAAAAAAGTTTCATTTACAGCACGTGTCAAAGCAGGAGGCCAGGAAGGCGCAAAAGCTGGTAAAGACCTTGCTGAAGAACTCATAAAAAGGTATTCAAATGATTATGTACTTGTCATTGTCGCCGGAATGAATTACGCTGAATATGTAGAAGCGATGGATAATAAGGATGTACTTGCATCGACGGAATTATGGGCGACAGACAAAATTCCGCAAATGCTTGAAAAGTTAAAAAGACAGATTGCTAAATAATGAAATCAGACATTGAAATACAAAAGTTTGTCTATCACAAAATTAAAGGTACTGACCTTGAACGGAATGTTACCGGTAAATTGAGTGACAGAGGAAGGCCTAACAAATCAGATAAAGAGGATATAGTTATATCTATACTTGCTAATGAGGGGTGCGGGCAGATTCAAAGAGCTTATGTAAATGTCAATGTGTATGTAAGTGATCAATGGAATTCAGAAACAAAATCATGGGAAATAGATACTGAACGTATAAGTGAATTGTGTGAACTATGCAAGTTTCTTGTTTCCATACGCAAGGATGAGTATCATACGGTACCTTCAAAATGTAGTCAGAATACTAATCCTACAAATGTTTCCTTCGAAAATGGGCATACCGAACATTTCATCAATAACAAACTGTATATTGAGATAAATAACGAATAAGTATTAACTATATTAAGTGATATAGAACTATGGCAGTAATCGGATGGGGAAAACCCCGGATTTTCGTAAAAGACTTGGATGCTTCCTCTCCTAAGTGGGAAGAACTTCCTACACCAGTGGAAAATTCCACACAGTTGACAACAACAAAAGGCGATAAGCAAGAAGCCAAAATTGAAGGCGGAGAAAACGAAGATGTCAAATATGGCAAAAACACCTATGCTCTTGTACTCAACATACGTGCAGCAAAGGGGCGCAAAAGACCTATAAGCGATAGTGATGGCGTAGTCACTCACAATTATGCTATTGCGTTACAACCGGAAGATCCTGAAGTTCCTGGATTTTGTATGGAAAAGACAACTGTATCAGTTGAAGACACATTTACTAGTGCAGATGGTGGTATGTGGGCATATACATTTGACGCTTTAAAATCTGCTGCTGATAAGAATCAAGTCCAATGGGGTAAAATTATTGTTACTCCTACAACTGGATCTCCTATTACAAAAATTGAATGCGATCCGGATAACGAAGAAGGTGATGGAGATAAGTTTGAAGTCGCCCCTAATTCAATGGTATAATTTCTAATAAAGTAAAAAGGCTCAGTGCATCAGCTTTATAGATGCACATTTGCGGATTAAGCACACATAGACGTGCGTCGTTCTACCTGATCGAAGGGAGTGGTGCAGTTCCATTAGTCCGCTCTAATGAATTTGATTTGTTGTCATGTTTTGAATTGGCTATCTGTGAAGATAGCCAATTCGTTTTAAAATAATCAAATATGGTTGAAGATAAGAAAATAATAGAAATGAATATTGCGGATACCATAATGGAAAGGCCATACGGTTTTCGGGTTAATAAACGGCATTTTTATTTATATCCAATAACGCTAGGTAAGACATATCTGCTATCAAGACTTATAGAAAGCCTTGATATGAATACTGATATTATTAAATCAAACCCATATATGGAGGCATTAAGATTATGCCAAGAAAAAAAAGATATTGTTTGCCGACTACTATCTTATCACACGCTCAACAAGAAAGAAGAACTTTTTAATAATAGAATTGTAAATGGCAGATGTCAGTTCTTGAGGAAAAATCTTTCAAATGAAGAAATGGCTCAACTTCTTGTTATGGTTATTACTAAAGATAATACGGATGATTTTATCAAATATTTCGGGATTGATCGGGAACGTAAAGAGCTAGCTAAAGTTTCAATGATAAAAAACAAGAAAGGCAATTCTATCACTTTTGGCGGTAAAAGCGTATTTGGTTCTTTGATATTACCGGCATGTGAAAAACTCAATATGACTCCACAGCAGATTGTATGGGAAATTAGTTTTTCACTCCTTCAAATGTTGATGGCAGATGCTATTACTTCCGTATATCTTACTGATGAAGAAAAGAAAGAAGCCCGTATTTCTGATGATAGGACATTTGTCAATGCGGACGATCCGAAAAATATGGCAAAAATTAAGGCTATGAAATGGGACTAAATACGACAAATAGAATAATATTGGAAATTGGGAATAAAAAAATCACGAGGGTTATACAAAAAATCTCGTGATTTCTCGGTGAAATAGAACAATCTACTGTAAATACAGCTCCCCATTTATCTTAAAAATTTTTCCGTCGAGAATTTCAAATACGTATGTTTCTCTGACCATAGCTCCAAAACTATTTTTAGCGCCCATGTCTACTGTGAACTCGACTTTTATACTTTCGTGTTCATAGGTTTCACTGTATATTACTAATGATGAAGGGTCTTTAAGCGTTTTCTCAAAATAAGCTTTATATGCCTTTCTTCCCTTTGATACATATTTATCCTCACAAGAAGACATACATACCAACACTATAACTAAAGCAGTAAATAGAAGCGTCTTTATGCAAAAAATATCTCTTTTCATTCTCTCATTGCTATTTTAAGTGATTCTTCAAGTCTATCCGCATATTTGAATATATCATCTATGCTATCAATTTGAATCCAGTCGCAGTTTTTATAGTTATCTACTGGTATTCCTATTTGCTTCTTTCTAGCTCCAATAGAAATACGACATATCCAATACCATTGACTGTTGTCTAAACTTATAACGAAATAAGTCTTATAGTCTTTATATGTAATCCGTGAAGCATCTACACTACGCCTAAGTATGCTTCTCACAATATTATAAGCGTCCATTTCTTCTTGCGTGGTGACAATCCCTGTTTCCTTATCCATATAAACTACTCCGTCAGGTAGTTTGCTGTCTGCATTTTCTTTGGAGGAATTAGGTAAATTACTAGAAGGATTAGTAATATCTTCGACCTGGTCCTCATTTTTCATTGCTGTATTAAGCCTTTCAGCTATGATATCATTTATTACCATAGACATTGACTTTTTCACAAGTGGGTTGAACATTTCAACTACCTTTTGTGTTATTTGCCCGGTTGTGTATATTTGTTTTGCAAAGAATCTAATAAAATCAGATGTAGGTGATTGAAGTTCATTGTTGAAAATTTCCTTTATCTCTGTTGTGTATTTTAATTCATTGGCGGTTCCTAATACATTTTCTTCGTTGTAATATGACTTGTGGAACTTTTTGAGCTGTTCTATGTCTGAATCAGATAAGTCTAACATATTTATTGACAGAAATGGTTTAGTATCCATTATATTGGGTTTCTCCAAGTCTGTATAAAACTTATAGACAATACCGTTTGTCAAAACTCCAAAACGTGCGTTCGATGCAACGAAATACTTTTGTAATTGGGTATCATGCAAATTCAAATCCTGTTTGCAATGTTTACACTCAATAAGAAGAATCGGAACATCTTCTCTCATAATAGCATAATCAATCTTTTCTCCTTTCTTTCTTATAAGATCACAATCCATTTCAGGGATTACCTCGAATGGATTGAATACATCATACCCCAAAGCTGCTATCATTGGCATTATGAAAGCATTTTTAGTTGCTTCTTCTGTTGCTATCCTATCCTTTTGCTTTTTTATATTATCGGATAGCTGCATAATTTTGTCTTTAAAATCCATTGCTCTAAGTTGTGTATTTATATACATACAAATATACTTTATACATCAATACAAACAAAATTAAATATAAAGAAATAAACTTTTAAGGATGTTTTAAATGTAAAAGTGGCATTAAGAACGTCATTTTTTGTATATTTGCAATGCCGTGTGATGTTGCACGGAACTATTTCTATCGAAAAGACTTATGGCTGGATTACACTTCGATATAACTGGTGACAACTCCAATTTTATACGTAAACTTCATGAGTGCGAAAATGGAGTAAGAAATACTTCCAAACAAATAGAACAAAGCGGGCTAGGCATTGAAGATTTGTTTAATCGTATGACTAAAGCTGCTGCCGCTTTTGGAGCTGGATTTACAGCAAAGAAATTAATTACGAATATCGCAAGGGTTCGTGGTGAGTTCCAACAGTTGGAGGTCGCATTTAAAACAATGCTTGGTAGTGAAGATAAAGCGAATGCACTTATGCAACAGCTAGTAAAGACAGCCGCTACTACACCATTTGATTTACAGGGAGTCGCTAATGGAGCTAAGCAACTTCTTGCTTATGGAGAAAATGTTGAAAACATAAACGATGATTTGATACGTTTAGGAAATATTGCGGCTGGTTTGTCTCAACCTCTTGGAGACATTGTTTATCTCTATGGTACTACCATGACGCAGGGGCGTTTATATACACAAGATCTTAATCAGTTCACAGGACGTGGTATTCCTATGATTCGGGAACTGGCGAAACAGTTCGGTGTTGCAGAAAATGAAGTTAAATCCCTTGTTGAAGCTGGTAAGGTTGGTTTCCCGGAAGTTCAGAAGGTTATCATGTCCCTTACCAATGAAGGGGGAATGTTCTATAATCTGATGCGGGAACAGTCCAAAACAATAACTGGTCAGATTTCCAATATAGAGGACGCAATTTCTACCATGTTTAATGAAATAGGGAAAGCTAATGAAGGTATTATTAATGATGCTTTATCTGGAGTTTCCTATCTTGTTGAAAACTATGAGAAAGTGGGACAAATATTATTAGAAATAGTAGGGACCTATGGAGTATATCGCACTGCTTTAATGGCAACTAGCGCTTTACAAGCTATACAAGCGTCTGGTATAACAGCCTTGACAGCCAAAGAGGCAGTTCACTATGGTTGGCTAGTCTTAACCAAAAAGGCTCAAGACGCTTTAAACTTGTCAATGTTGAAAAATCCGTATGTACTAGCCGCAGCCGCTATAACAGGATTAGTTTATGGTGCATATAAATTAGCAACAGCAGAAAGTGAAATAGAACGAGCAATACGTGAAACAAATGATTCTCTTGAATCTCAAAAAAATCATTATGATGAACTGAAAAATAAAGCAGGAGAATTGTCTAATATTCTAAGTAACGAATCCAAATCCATAGAAGAACGTTTTATTGCCTATCGCCAATTGCAACGTTTGATGCCTGAAATATTCCAGAATATGGATTGGGAAACAGCAAAAAGAAAAACAAATGCAGAGTTAATTAGGCTAGAGGCAGACGAACTGTTGCGGCAACAACGTATTGGCTTAAAAACTAAAGTTGTGATGTCTCAGCAAAAAATACAAGGTTTAGAAAATAGCATAATAAGAACTACTAATAGAGGGGGGTATACAGGCGCACTAAAAGAAGATTTAGACGCCGCTAAAAAAGAACTCGAGATTTACACAAAGGCTTTAGAAGACTTTGAAAAAGCTGATGAGCAGGCTAAAAAAGAATCTGAAAAGCCAGTAGTATATAATAAAAAATATTGGGAAGAAAGAAAAAAGGAAGCCGAAGATGCCCGTGCAGCTTTAGACTCTTCTAAAGAAAATTCAGAAGAATGGAATAGATATACCAAGCAAATTCAGGAAGCGCAAGCGCAAATTGATAAGTACTCAGATTCTAAAACAAATAAATCTCTTTCTAATTCTCAAAAAGAAGCAGATAAACGTAAGAAAGAACAAGAGAGGCTCAATGAGGAACTTCTTGCTATCCGCCGCCAAAACCAACAGGCCGAAATAGATCTTATGAAAGAAGGTACGGAAAGGAAGTTGAAACAAATCGATTTGGATTACCAGAAGGAAATAGATGCCATTAAGAAACAGAAAGCTAGTTGGGAGTCATCTCAAAGCGGAAGATTGACAGATGAGCAAACTAATCAACTGGGAATATGGGCTTCTAACGCTGCAAGAAATAGAGAAAAAGGTATAACAAGTACTAATAATGAAAGATTAGAGGCTGATAAAAAAGCATGGCAGGAATATTTTATCCAATTTGGTAATTATCAAGAGAAACGGAAGAATCTTATTCAGAAGTATGATGATGAAATAGCTAAATTGGAAGAACATAGTGCTGAAAGAGCTACTAAAATTGCTGAGAAGAATCAAGCAATAGATCAGCTGGACGAACAGTTCGGGAAATCTACTCATGTCATGGCTGATTTGTTTGAAGATGCAAGTGAAAAGAGTGTATCATCTATTCAAGATATTATTGATAAATATGAATTGTTAATCAAGTATATGTCTGGAACGGATGAGTCAGTATCTCTTACCAATTTAAAATCAGTAGGTTTCACAGACAAGGATATCGCAAATCTTGAGAATGGGACAATCAATATCAAGGATATAACGGATGCCATAAAAAGGCTAAAAGAAGAAGTTAAAGGTAAATCCCCTTGGTTATCTTTTTTCTCGGATATGAAAAAAGGAATCGATGATATAAAGAATGCTAATGGTGATACAAGGAAGCTCGGCCAGGGCATATCAACTATAGGGGGAGCTATAACAGAGTTTTCTCCTGCTATCAAACAGTTTGGGAGTGATATATCTTCCATATTTGGAGAAGATTTGAACGATGAAATAAATAACGTTATTGACGGTCTTTCCGGTCTTGGGCAAACGGCAGTAGGAGTAGGACAAATAATGTCTGGAGATATTGCCGGAGGTATCATGAGTGCTGTAAGTGGAGTCTCTCAGCTTGTCAATGCAATGGGTAATTTGTTCGGGCCGGACGGTACCGCTTATTATGAAGGAGTAAAGGAACAGCTTGAAGCAATAAATAAGGTCTATGATCGTATTATTGACAAAAGCAAGGAAGATATAGTTTTCGGTGGTGGATTTACATCTGTTCAAGCAGCTACACGAGCCATGGATAATTACGAGAAGAAAGTAATCAATCTCCAAAAGATTGCCGCAGCTTCAGGGCGTGCCGGTGCAAGTTGGAAGTCTCATAGTGCGGAATGGCATTCTAACAAAAATGTTGGTGCAATAGGTGGTTTTGAGCAGATGAGCGACATCCTAGGTAAATCAATAAGCTCCATGACAGACTTGTATAGTTTGTCAGGAGATGAATTGTTCCTTATTCAGTCCCAAATGCCGGAAGCATGGAGCTTGATTGATGCCAGAATCCGTGAAAATTTGGATAGCATCGTAGCCTGTAAAGATGAAGCGAATGAACTGAGGGATGCTCTTAATCAAGCCATGACAGGGGTTGATTTTGATTCCTTCTACAATGGGTTTATTGATCAGTTATCCGATATGGATACTTCTTTTGAAGATATGTGTGATAACTTTGAGGGATATTTACGTAAGTCAATCATGGCTGGGTTAGTCGCTAGTCAGTATCAAGGCCGTATAAATGCTCTTTATGAGCAATGGAGCGATACAGCGAGAAGTGATAGTAAAATTACCAAAAACGAAGCAGACCTTCTCAAAGAACAGTATCAACAGATTGTAGAAGATATGATGCATGATCGAGAAGAAATGTTTAAAACATTTGGGTGGGATACTTCTGCTACTTCTCAGGAATCGTCGAAGAAAGGCTTTGCAACTGCTTCTCAGGATTCAATAGACGAACTTAACGGACGTTTCACTGCTTTGCAAATTGCCGGAGAAGAAATCAAGAATCAAATGATATCTGCTGTAGTTGGCATTAATTCCCTTATTGGAATCTCATCATCTGGTAATGAAATCCTAAATAACATTTTAAATCAACACGTTATTTCCAACAACTACTTAGATGATATTGCAAAATATACTAAGTTGTTGAATGATATAAAAACAGATATTTCGGAGATTAGGGCCAATACCAAAGGTTTATCAACACGTTAATATTGAATCTTATAAAAATATAGAAATATGCCCAAAGGTGAACTTTTTATAAACAACAAAGATGCCTATGATAGCTGGGGAATCAGCATGGATACGTCTTCTCTATCAGCATTGATGACTCCCTCACCTAATAAGGAGTTCATAGAGAATAAGTCAAGATTAGAACATGGGAAACGTATAATAACTTCTAATCCTAAAATAGATGAACGGAATCTTATTTTGACTATTCATCTCACGGCTAAAGATGAAGATGAATTTTTCGAGAAATACAACAATTTCTGTAAAGAACTCGCTACCGGTATATTGAATATTAGAACAAAGTACCAACCTGATATTATGTATCGTACAGAATATCTTTCATGTAATCAGTTCACTCAGTTTATGAGAGGTATAGCTAAATTTTCACTTAAATTGGTTGAATATAATCCCTCACCGGAAAATCGTACTATTTAACAATAAAAGTGGCACTTTTTATGTCACTTTTATTATCTTTGCAACAAACATCGTATGAAGGTATACGAAACTTATGATAGACATCAAAGACATATCCGGCAACATTCGTTTTTCGACTCCTATCAATGAGGGTTCGAAAAGACACTTCCTTTTGATGCAGGAAGATTATGTAACTCTAAAGTTTTCCCTTGCCAGTCCTATCTATTTCAAGTTAGGGGACTACATAGACAATGAGTTGGGAATATTTGAAGTAGTAGACCTGTATAAACCTACCTATAATACTACTACCGGAGGCTATGACTACGAACTCCGCCTTGACGCTTATTACTGGAAATGGAAGAATAAGAAATTCTTCTATACTCCACAGAGTGGCGGTAAAGAGGCTAGTTGGAATTTGACTGATACCTTAAATGTCCACATGGATGTATTTCTAAAGAATCTGGAGGTCTTAGGATATAAGTATAAAGATAAAGCATTTACTTATGAGATTGATGCTTCTGTTGATGAATCATCCAAACTGATTTCATATAATAACATGAATATGTTAGACGCCCTATCTCAGATGGCGGAGACTTTTGAATGCGAATGGTGGGTAGAGAAAGGAGTGATCCATTTTGGTCGTTGTGAACATGGTGATCCTGTTGACTTTGAGATTGGAGTTAATGTCGGTTCTATGAATCGAAGCGATAGCCAGACTTCCTACGCTACTAGAGTATATGCTTTTGGTTCTACACGAAACATTCCTTCTACTTACCGGAAGAATTTGATATTTGATGTTAAAAATGTTACAGGAAGAGATATTTCCGATACTTCAAGGCCTCTAAATATAAAATTTTTCCCTTCATCTTCCCATACAGGGATATCTCCTATCAACATGAATGTTTTCAAAGAGGGAGAAATGGAAGGGGAGCAGAGTGCCTATAAAGTTACAACAGATGTTTTTGCTTCTTCTATGCCGGCAAGCAAATATCGTATATCATTCAATTCAATGACGCTATACTTTAGCACTCGATTCACGTCTAATATTGAAAACTTTAAGGCAAAATTATCATTGGTTTACCATGTCGGGGGCGTAGAGAAAGTACTGGATATTCAAGAGAAAGCTTTCAATGATTCAGTTTCAAGTCTTACTATTGGTTTTAGCGACACCGATTTCTCTCTTTCTGAAAAGGCCGATAATTGCAAGCTCTTGTTTACATTCAGCTTTACTCTGAATCATCCAGGAAAAACGGTGATATACACTATCGGAAGGGCAGGAGAAAAGAATGTCAAAATAGAATGCCTATCTGCATCGGCAGACGTATCTGTAATCTTTCTCTCCGGTACCAATTCGGGAAAAACTTTTTCGGCTACTTATAATCCTGATCTGTTAACGGGTGATGACTCCAATGTTATACGTTTGCCGGAAGGGGTCACAGCTTCCATTGGTAATCGGTATACTATCAACAATATAATAAAAAGTCAGGTCCCTATAAGTTATTTTTCTGACGATAAGGATCTGTTGACCGTTGAAGGGATTGTAACCAAACGCTTGATGATGCCGGAGGGAGTTCCATACATTGACGCATACCCCGACATGTATACAGAGGAAGCAATTGAACAGATTGTTGTTTTTGACGATATTTATCCAAGTCGTGTAGGTGGAGTAGGGGATGTATATACGCATTCATATACTGATATAACAGAGAAACCAGATGGTAGTAAGGATGAAGAAAAATGGACTGCGTGGCGATTTAAAGATGCGGACCTAGGGTTTCATTTCTCAAAAAGTTATCAATTACCCGGAGAGGAATTGCGTGTTATATTTCAATCCGGTCCTTTAGCCGGTATGGATTTTGAAGTTATATTTAACCCCTATGACCCCTCATCTGACATATATCAGTCTGAACTTCTTGAAGACGGGACGTGGAATCCCAAAGCGCAGGTATATGAAGTAAAGCGCAACGATGATTATGGGCGTATGCTTCCGGATGAAATATTGCATCCTACCAGTGGCGATACATATATCCTTTACGGATATGATCCTCAGTTTATATCCGATAAGCTTATTCCTGACGCAGAGAAAGAAGTTGAAAAAAGAGCAAGGGAGTATATCAATGAATTAAAGCAGGACCCTTCTACTTACGACACTACGATGATGCCGGACTATGTCTATGGTATTGACCCTGATACTGGCATGTATGACCCCGCATTTTCTAAGCGGTTTTCCATCGGACAAAAAGTGAATCTGATCAATAAGGCATATTTTGAGGACGGAAGAATATCACGGATAATTGGTTATGAATACCCCTTGGATATTCCGTATGATTCCTTGATATATACTGTCGGTGAGACTGCTCCTTACTCTAAGTTGGGGGATCTGGAAAATAAAATTGATTCTATTACTTATCGTAAAGAAAAGATTAAGCAACAAGTAATCAGTAGTGGAGGGACATCTACCGATACAGGTGAAATAACTGCCAAGTTCACAAAAAATGTAGAAGTTACCGTCGATAAGGCCGGATATTTTAAGGCCGGTGATGTCATTCTAGAAGGAACTACGGTAGTAGATGCATTTATTCGAATGTTATCTCAAAAATCAGTAGGAGAATTGAAAAGCAAAATATCAACTCCCAATGATGTTGAGTTCGGTACAGACAAAGGTTACATCACGTATACTGCATCAAGGAACGGTCAGGGACCTATGGAGTCTGCGTATTACGACGGCAACCCTAATAATAAACTGAACTTCTCAGAAGAAGTTGGAGGTATCCAAACTGCTGTCAGACAGTTGGAGGGTATATATACTCGTAGTGAAACCTATGAAGCAATGATTGTATATGCTGCTAGTGAGGATGGGTCATTGCCAAGACAAGAACTTAGAGATACAATCAGTGTAAATGTTCGCCGTAAATGGTTTGCCGGCATATGTTCTTCTGTTCCCGCCACTTCTGCTGAAGTACGTGCATTAGGAACAAGTGGACTTTATAAGGGTCCGGGCACATATAAGTTCTCTGTAGATAAATGGAAAACGATTGCTGTATGTATTCCAGCAGATGTGATCAAGGAATTGACATTGACAGCTTACCCGGGTAACTTCATAGAAGATACGGGTATTACTACCGGTCCGGTGGATATTTCCGTAGAAGGAGCCAATGGAAGTGCCGCTATTAGTTATAAGATGTGGGTTATTCAGACACCCGGATTGAATGACCCTGATACTTTCACTTTTAAAACTGCATAAGATTATGGTGAAGATAAACGGAAGTAGTTTTGCATTACAATATAAAAGAACAACGGGAAGACCTATTGATTCCACTGAAACCTTCAAGACATTGGAGGATGCGACATCGTATGCCCGTAATACGGACGCGGAAGAGTATTTCCCGTATGCCGGTCAGATTATTTCTGTCGAAATAGGCGAAGGCGTGTATAAACTGGTGAAGGATGATACTATATCTGAAGAAGACGGTAGAAAGCATTATCGATTATCTCCAATTATTACGGAAGAAGAATCCGGGAACAAATATCTTAGCAAGATAGAGGATGATGAAGCTAGAGGGTTGATAACTTTCCTTGCCGGTATTAATGTTAAGATCAAGGCTGTTATTCAGAAATTGATAGCCGAAGACGCAACTTTCTCAAAGGAAATATCATCAAAAGACTACGTGCAGAATCTCCTAGGCTGGCTGATTACTCCCGAAGGCCATATTGACGCAAAGTCCTTGCGGCTGCGTGATTTCTTGGAAGTACCGGAGTTGCGGTATAACCGTGTGTCTATTGTATCCGGTGAAGAATGGAATGCTCCCGGCGGTGGTATCATTGAATCAGTGGATGCAGCGAACAAGACCGTTCATTTAAAGCTGGAACCCGGGGAGGTATCACAAGTAGAGGTTGATGATATCTGTAAGGGAGTATTCAATAACGATACCGGTTTCCAAACTGCGTATTTTCGGATTACAGAAAAGATAGATAACTCTTCTTTTAAATACGTCCTCCGTAGTGGATATACTTTCAATCCTTGTAAGGCGATGCATTTTGTCGCATACGGTAATTTCACTAACGCTGAGCGCCAGAAGTCATGTTACTCTACACAGAATTACATCCGCTTCCTTAAGGGTGTTAATAACTGGGAAATAACGAAGGACATGATAGCCATGCAGTTAGGCGATTTATCTAACCTGAAGCTGTTTGGCATTGATATGTCCGGTCATAGCGCATATCTCAATAGAGTCTATATGACCGGAACTATCAGGCAGATATCCAGTGACGGTGTGACTGAGGCTCCCGTTCCGGTATTAAAGGGTAAATGGAAGTCTGGTACGTATTGGTACTACGATGAAGTGACTCATAACGGCAGTACATGGATTTGCATTGAATCTACGACTATGCAAGAGCCGTCAGATTCTTCTACCGACTGGCTGAAGTATACCTCTAAAGGGGAACAGGGAGCACAAGGACCAGCCGGTCCTGAAGGCCCTCAAGGGCCGCAGGGAGAACGTGGGCCACAGGGATTACAAGGCCTGCAAGGGCCAGCCGGACAGGACGGAATTCCCGGTAAAGACGGAGAAAACGGACTAACCTCATATTTTCATATAAAATATTCTCCCGTCCAGAATCCTACGGCTTCTCAAATGACAGAAACGCCAGATGTGTTCATCGGTACTTATGTAGACTTTACTAAGGAGGATAGTAATGATCCCTCCAAGTATACATGGGCCAGATTTGAAGGATTACAGGGTGCAACAGGTGAACAAGGGATTCCCGGTGTTAATGGCGAAGATGGAAAGACTTCATACTTGCATATTAAGTATTCAAATGACGGCCAAACGTTTACAGACAATAATGGGGAAACTTCAGGGGAATGGATTGGGCAGTATACCGACTTTGAGAAAAATGACAGTAATGTATTCTCTGATTACAAATGGTCTAAGATAAAGGGTGAGCAAGGGGAACAAGGTCCTCAAGGAGCTACTGGACCACAGGGAGAACGGGGTCCTACGGGTTCACAGGGTATTCCGGGTACTTCTTCATATTTTCATGTCAAGTACTCGGCAAACTCTAACGGTAATCCAATGACAGATACTCCCAATACCTATATCGGTACGGCTGTTACTACAAGCCCTACGGCCCCAACTTCATATGAATCATATACATGGGCCAGATTTAAGGGTGCACAAGGAGAAAGAGGCGAGCAGGGTATACCCGGTATAGATGGAGAGAACGGGCAAACCAGCTATCTCCATATTAAATATTCTGACGATGGTAGTAGCTTCACAGCTAACAACGGTGAGACTCCCGGTGTATACATGGGTGTATATGTAGATTTTGTACAGGCAGATAGCAATGTGTTTGCCGATTATACTTGGTCTAAAATCAAGGGTGAAGCAGGAAAGGACGGTAAAGGTGTACAGAGCGTTGATGTTCTTTATTATCTTTCCAGTTCTTCAACCTCCCTTTCCGGTGGTTCATGGTCTACGAACTCACCAACTTGGGTAGATGGGAAATACATTTGGAGTAAAACCAAAGTGGTCTATACAGACGGTTCGTCTATTGAAACCAATCCCGCTTGTATCACCGGAGGTAAAGGCAGTACTGGAGAGAATGGTAGGGGAGTCTCAAGCATTGTCGAAGAGTATTATCTATCTACTTCTTCTAATTCCTTGGTTGGTGGCTCTTGGAGTACAACACCTCCGACATGGGAAAATGGGAAATATATTTGGACTAGGTCAGTAATAACATATACAGATAGCGCATCAACGACAACCGATCCGATATGTGTTACGGGTGGTAAGGGGGCTACGGGAATTGGCGTTAAGAGTGTTTCCGAGCAATACTATTTGTCTACATCATATAGTACCACTACGGGTGGTTCATGGTCTACTACTGTTCCGGCATGGAAGGACGGTAAATATATCTGGACACGTTCCATTATAACTTATACAGACAATTCTTATACGGAAACTAACCCCGTATGTGTGACAGGCGGAAAGGGACCTAGCGGGAACGATGGCGTAGGGATAAGTTCTGTTGATGTCTTATACTACCTTTCTACTTCTTCCAGTTCCTTAGTTGGTGGTTCTTGGTCTAGCACTTCTCCCACGTGGCAAAACGGAAAATACTTATGGTCTAAGACCAAGGTCACTTATACGGACAATTCTACATGGGAAAGCGATCCGGTTTGTATTACTGGAAGCCAAGGACAAACAGGCCTACCCGGTGCAATGCTCCGCCCGCGTGGAGTATGGGCACCAAATACTGAGTATTATCATAATGATGCATTTATAGATACTGTAATCTATAACGGCCAGAACAAACTCTGTAAGATTACTCATACATCTACTTCTTCTTTCGATTCAACGAAGTGGGAAGAATTCAGTGAATTTGTGAACGTAGCTACCAACGTCCTTTTGGCTCAGAACGCAACTATTGATGTGCTCGGTACTTCGGGGATATTTGTGGGTAATCTGGAGAAGACAAAGGGTTGGTTAATGACTGAAGGCTCTATCAAGCATAATCAGACAGGTGTTGAGTTAACTGCTGACGGAAAAATATCTCTTCCTGAAAGTGGGGGAATGACCGTAGGCGGAAAGACTTTCATAGAAGCCGGGAAGATAAAGACGGAGTTTATTAACGTTGATACTCTTGAAGTGACAAAATTAAAAGGGGCAACGGGCACTTTCAAAGAATTACAAGCTATTGATAATGCAGGCAAGATACAAGGCAAGATTTCTTTTAATACAGAAGGCTCTGGAGATAATGTTTCCTCTTCGTTTAATATTGATTTTTCAAAGACTTGGATTTCTGGGGATTTATATCAACAAGGGTATAATTCTGTGGAAGGTCGCTCATGGAGATTTTACACATCTGATTTGTGGTGCAGAGGGGAATTCGGGCATAGGGTAATGACTACAATTAAAGTTTATGCTAATAATGATTGGAATTTTTATGTTCACATCTATGGTCATGGATCAGATAATAATGTAGATAGATATCCTCAATCGGGACAACCTATAGATTGCATTGTTATGGAAGGAAATGGAAATTATGTTTTGCGTATTTGCGATTCTGCAACGTTCAAAAAAATAACGGTCGTTAATAGTTCTGATTATCCTAAAAGAGTGGTATATAATCAGCCTAATTCTCTAACTTATACTATTGAACCTTGGAAGTACGCAATATTTGTGACAGCTGATATTGCTAAGACTTCCCCACCATATTACGTTAATAACCTGTTTATTAAATAATTGTAACAATGAAAATAGATTTTAGAAAAATTGAACTAGTGGATCTCGAAGGGAATAAGAGTACCATCGATGTATCTAAATCATTTGGAAATGCGATTTTTCAAAATACAGGTGATCTTGGAGAATTTAATCTTGCACAAGATATACACCGAGAAGGAGAAGTTGATATATCGCCTGAACAAGCGGAATCTCTAAAAAAGTATACACAGCTATTTACTCGTGTAATTGATCGAATGGCTGTCAACGAAGCACTTTCAAAAGTAAATCAATAACTTAAAAAAACAGATAAACCTATGATTCTACTAGTATTAATGTCATTCATCCTCATCGCCGGGTATGTCTTCGCGATGATAAAGAAGGGTAAAGAAATCCCTTATTCAATTAGTGATACCTACTACGCCCTGACGCATAAGTTTTGGTTTACTCTTTGCATGGTCGGCTCCGGTGCATTGCTTCTTCCTGCTGCATTGGAAGCCAGTTCCGAGAACAGCCAGTTTCTTGTATTCCTTTCGGTTGTCGGGATGATTGTATTGGGTGTGTCTCCCAACTTTAAAGGAAGTCAGAAGGTATCACATTGTATCGGTGCCGCCATGTCTTTAATCTTCTCCCAAATATGGGTAGGTTGTAATGCCTGGTATTGGCTTTTTCTATGGGTGGGATTTATTGCATATCTGGCTATTGCGATAAGTGAGAACTGGACGGGTAACTTCATTGCGACTCTTGTCAAAAGGAAGCCTATGTTCTGGATAGAGGTAATTTCGTTGTTAACCGTTTATTTGACTTGCATTATATAATGGAGCAGTTTAGCCAGATTATAACTATGATAGGCGGGATAGTAGCAACTATCCTGATTCCCCTAATCGGAGCTTTCCAGTTCTATGATTCTAAAAAACGAAAAGAAGCTGCTGCTGCAAAAAAAGCAGAAGCGGAAAATATAACCCAGTATGCATCCGAATGGAAAGAACTGTATGAAAAGAAAGAAGCTAAAGTTCACGAGTTGGACATCAAGATAGATCAGCTTTATCTTGAAAAGAACGAGGACCGGGAACGTATACGTGATTTGCAAGCCAAGAATGCAAAACTGGAACTTGAGAATCAGGCTTTGAATTTCAAAAAGTGTGAAGTAAGAGGATGCAAGGACCGTAAGCCACCTAGTAATTATTAATATAGAACAGTATGAATATGATAAATAGAATCGAGACATTAATCAGTAAATCTCTATCCAAGATCGGATTAGACGGCATGGCTCACATTATAGTCTGCCAGAACTTGGTAATGTGGCTATCAAAGTTTACGCCTTTATGGTTGGCAATCATTATAACCATAGCAATCTTCATCTTGAAGGAGATATACGATAAGTATTGTAAGAAAACAGAGTTCTCAATTAAAGACATCATATGTGATTGCGTGGGTCTGGCGTTGGGAGTATTAACATTGATATTATAGGAGGAAAGAAATATGGCAGATGTGAAGGAATTGGCACCGTTCATCTTAAAATGGGAAGGTGGTTTCGTAAATGATCCTGATGATTTAGGAGGAGCTACCAATATGGGAGTAACAATCTCCACCTATGAGGCTTATTGCAAGAAAAAAGGCTATCCAAAACCAACAATAGAAAGGTTGAAGAATCTCTCTAAGGAGGAATGGACAGAGATCATGAAAACAATGTATTGGGACCGTTGGAAGGCTGACGAGATAAAATCTCAATCAGTTGCTAATATTCTCGTTGATTGGGTGTGGGCCTCTGGTATTCATGGTATCAAGATCCCGCAGGAATTGGTCGGTGTAATTCCTGACGGTATTGTCGGACCAAAAACCATTTCGGCAGTTAATTCTAAGAATCCACGCGAGTTATTTGATCGGATCAAGATTGCTCGTTTTGATTTTATAGAGGACATCTGCCGAAAACGTCCTGCAAACAACAAGTTCAAACGAGGGTGGTTGAATAGAATTAACGATATCAAATTTGAATCATAATAATAGGAGGAACAATCATGGCATTAACAGATATAATCTTCGCTAAAGGCGAACGTAATTATATAAGTGATACTGTACAAGTAAATTCGGCAGAAATAGGATTGCAGATCACATTTGAAAAAGGAGGTAAGCTTTGGGTGTATATAAGCTATGACGGAGAAAACTTCTCTGTTGTAGAGAGCAGAAATTACGATAAGAAGTTCGCCCGTCCGATTGTCGGAATAATCCCCGGACAATACATCAAGATTGAATGTGAAACGCAGCCGGTCAAGGCCCAATATTTTGAATCAGAAGAGTAATGGGAGCGGTAGGATTAAATCCGATTAGGCTTGATGCGATAGGGCTTGATCCTATCCGCTTCAATGCGATTAGGTTTGGAGTTCCGGGAGCTTCTTCCGCTACCGACCGTCCCTACATCTCTCCCGATGTATTGTCTGCCTTGGCAGGTGTATGGATAGCTGACGGCAAGAGCAACACTGATCCCGACCGCAATATCATCAAGAACAAGCTTCCTGGCAGGGGAGGGGATTTTGAGCTTCTCAACTTCGCGTATACGCTTAATAGCGGGTATGGGAAGTATGAAGAAGACTTTACAGCTTGGGGTAGAGACGCCAGTGAACTCTTAGATGTCCGCAGAGATAAAGTCATAATAAGCGATGTTGGAGGAATCAATTCTTATCGTATGATTATATGGAAAGGAAACACTCATACTAAAGCATTTAAGGCTAAAGTAACAGGTATTCCTCGTAATGGAAGATTGATATATTCGTATGCACAGAATGAAGGGGATGCTCTTACTAATATTAGTATTGATAATGACGGTGTTTACGAATTTCCATATAGCTATGGATTTACCAATGGTCATGGATTTTTGATTGATTCTGGTACAGAACTTGAAGATTGGATAGGTTGTACTATTGAATTTATCCCTTCTTTGCAAGGTTCACTATGTACTGACGGAGTCAACGACATGATTGTCAGTCAGAATCCTGTATCCGAGATGCTGGACGGAAGCAAGGAGTTAACGGTGGTGTCTATGATTCACCAGATATCACCAGTCCCTGATAGCTATGGATTTACTAATTATATAAGAGAAGGTTCTATATGGAGTAGAACCAATGTTAAGACTTCCGGTAAAACAGGTATATATGGATATAAGATATCTAAAGGTAATACAGAGGTGGGAGCAAGTAATCTAATCAACAATATACTTGGTGATAAGGCTGATTACGAAGCAATGGGTTATAATATAACTAATTATAGTGATATTAATTATAGTGTCGCTGGTTATATCAAGGACGGTAGCCCTACGGAAGTTTCCTCTGTCGCCTGGTACTGGACTTTCATCGCCAAACGAGCATTGACCACTGACGAGATTAATCAAGTAATAGCCTACTACAACTTGGACAAGTATGTTAAGCCTGATATTTACTACAATGTGAAGAAGCAAGGTCTTACTAACGATACTCCCGATGAAGATTGGTATCTTAAAGACTTTAGTGGTAATGGACGTGATATGACGTTATATAATTATGCTAGAACTCCAGAAAGTGGTATTAACGAAGAAGGAGGCTTGCAATCAGACGGAGTAGATGACTATGGTCAGTTTGTAGGTGACTTGGGATTGAAGGATTACACTGTGGTTATTGATAGAGCATATCCAATAGTAAGTACTCCTCAGTTTACTGCTACAAGTGATGCTGCTGGTGAAAATGCTAATACTCCCTTCTTAATAGAACATAGAAGCGTTAACGCAAATGAATCTACCTATTCCTATCTAGCTAATACTGCTATATCTATCAATAAGGAAAGAGAGATTTGTTATCAGTCAACATATCAGTATAAAGATACAACTATTAATAGAGGTAGCTCTACTAGTTTAGGCACAGGATTGACAATCGCTAGGTATGGTATCAATAACGGTTATTCCGCTTTAGTGCTGTATTCCTTTATGCTTTTTCATTACTCTATGAGTAAATTCTTAATCGAGCGCCAGCTAAAGAAGCACAAACTAGGCACTTTATATCCGGGTATGGTGGAGTTCAGACCGATAGTGAAGAGTAACATCCCTTATTCGTCGATATCCTACTCGGTTAATCCGGGGGAATACGTTATTGAGGGTAGTACGGTCACTATCACCATAACATTGTCAAATTCCTCTGATAAGCTGGTCGGTATATCATCTAACGCCATTAGCGACATATCCATATCTGGAGACAACGGTATCTATGAAGTAACCGGAAAGATCACCAAGTCTCCACAGAAGATCAACATAGTTATCTCCAGCTACTTGACAATGTTAGACAACGAGACTTTAATTTCAAATGAAACATTAATTAAAAACGAATAAGTTATGGAAAAGATATTTGATATAGCAAAAGACTCTGAAAAATCATGGGGTACTTTAGCAACTGCGATTGATGGGAACTTTGAGGAAGTATTTTCCAAAATTGGATACACACGAAGCAATACTGACGCAATACCTGCCAATGGCGAATATGTTAATCGGGATTTCACTCTTGCAGATGGAGAAGATGTCGGATTATATGTAGATGCTGATGCTATTTTCCAGCCGGGTTGTATGCTGACATTCTATATTTATAAGAATGACGGTATGCGGATAAGCAGAACTATCAAGAATAAGACTACTTACGATAGTCTGCGTACTCTATTCTCCTATACAAGTGGAGATATTACTGGCTATGCATATTATATTACAGGTCATAATGCCGGAAATGTTATCACCTCATTCAAGTATTATGGGGTTGAAGACGATGTAGAAACACTTTCAACGTCTATTCCCGAGATAAACGAAAGTATTAAATGCGTTTCTGACAATCTTGCGTACACGCAAAAAATAGCAGGAGGGAGAACTACGATAAATATAGCACTAACTGCGGGTTTATCTGTAGAACCAGATGTAAAGTTCCCGTGCATAATTAAAAAGGATTCTCAGGTGACATTTAATGTTGTGGATGCAGATGGAATAATAAATTCGAATCCTAGTGTGTACTTATGGTATACAGATGAGACAAGGAGCCCCGCATTAAATGTAAATACATTGATAGATATTACTTCCGATGTTGAAGCTATAGCGATTTACTTAACAGGATCATCGGTGCTTATGTCTGGAACAATCAAGTTATATGCAGATTTCTCAAACTTAATTATTAAAGAGGCAAAAGATTATGCTGATGGTAAGGATAAATTGTTTGAACTGGTTGGAATTGGTGCTTCATCTGCCATTTATAGCGATTGGAAAATCGGTGATTTATATTATTCAACCTCCAGAAATAAGATATATAGATGTTGCTCCATAGCCCCATTTGATACAGAAGAAACTAATATCTTGGATAGAGGTGTATTGTATAAATATAATGGAATTATTTACATTTATGATGGTATATCTTTAACTAAATACCACGATAAGGATATTGAAGATGGCGTAATACTTGATTATAACGAGTATCTTGTCGGAGAGGATGTAAATAACGATAATACAGGAGGAGATAAAGCAACTTATATCTATAAGGATATCGCCCGATTCGGGGTTGCGGCTGATGAACAGGTTGAAATTTCTTGTGATAACATAAAAGATGCTATTTCTGCTAGATCAATACAAATTTATGGTTTTACGAAAAACGGTGAAAAAACTGAGATTAAGTCAATGGGTGCGGGTAAAATAGTTTTTTTGCCTTCTTTGTTATATGAAGCTTTGTCTGTAAGGTTGTACCCGACAACAAGCGGTATGAGTGCATCATATGCTACTTATACAGGTCTTAAGATACGAAAAACTAGAAGCGAACCTGTACCTGCATATTATTTGAAGGATAATTACCTTAAGGATAAGCTATCAACGATAAGAGGTAAGATGGCGGATGCGCAAGGCAATTACGATGCATTTGTATTCATCACGGACATCCATTGGCTCCGCAATACTAAAAACTCCCCCGCGCTCATTAATTACATTTCAAGCAGAGTTCCGTTGCCAAGAGTTATAATGGGAGGAGATTATGCAGACGGATTGAACATAGACTGTAACTTGGCGTTTAATTCTTTAAGCAATAAGATATATCGCGCCATCGGCAATCACGAATATATGAATTATTTTGAAGAAGATGGGGTGCAGGTAAAAACCAATATCACGGACGCAGAAATATGGTCATCATTACAAAGTGGCATGACAGACTGTGTTATAGGCGATGCAAATACAAATTACTATTATGTAGATAACACTGTCCAGAAAATGAGGTATGTGTTCCTTTCGGTGTTTACTGATGATTCGGCAGGTAAATTTGAGGAAACGCAGGCTACTTGGTTAAACAATACCCTAGCGAATATGCCAGACGGTTATCTTGCAGTTGTTGTTGCTCATTATTATATGTCTGATGATTATCCGACATCTTGGACTCCTACATTAACATCTATTGGTCAGCAGATAGCTAATATATGTGATTCGCATAGTGGAAATGTTGCGTGTATGTTGCAGGGGCATACGCATATGGACTTAATGAAAAAGACAGATGGTGGTATACCAATATTTTCTACAACTTGCGACAAGGCTAATGCGGATAGTGATGAGATTGGTGAAAGGGCTTCTTATATTTATGGTAAGCGAACTAATGGAACAATAAATGAACAGGCATTCGATGTGGTCATTATCAATAAAAACGCAAAAAAAGTCAGCCTTGTCAGGATTGGTGCGCCTGCTGACAATGGGGGAGGAGCTGAACTTGAAGTAAGAGAGCAAACTTATGCATAACTCACTGAATTTTATATCCCAATAGATATTATATAGTTGGTTAAATAGTAAAGTTTATGAAATACACAGTATTCCCAACAATTGACTTGCAAGAGGTCCCTCAGGATGAGATAGACAAGCGTAACCTTGTTCCTCGCAAGAGCGTAAATGAGAGTGAAACCTTGATGAAATGCCAGCACTATGCTGCGTTATTCCCTCATAAGATGATTAAGACTATTGCTGATGACGGAACGGAAGAGCTGTCTTTTCCGTATCCTACCTATGAGGGCGAGGATTTAAATGTATTGTTGTCTAGTCCGGAATGGACCTCGAACGAAAGTATTCTATGAAGTCCCTCCCTTGGATATTAGTCTGCCTGCTTGTAGGTGTTCTCGTGTGGATGCGTTGTAATCCGCACGAGCCTTCAACTGTGTACATTAAAGGAGATACCGTACATATCCGGGACACAGTAAGAGACACAATCCCTAAGCCGGTAAAAGAAACTCTGAAACGTACCGATACGGTATATCTACCTATTCTGATAGATACAACGACTGACAGAACCGTAGAAGGAGATTCTATTCCGGTACTGATACCGATCACAAGCAAGGAGTATAAGACCGATGATTACCGGGCGGTAGTCAGTGGATATAAGCCGACCCTTGACTTCATGGAAGTGTATAGAGACAATAAGATCATCACTCTTACTCCTGTACAGAAAAGAAAACGCTTGGGATTGGGCTTGCAGGCAGGATATAGTTATCCGGGTGGTTTGTACTTCGGTGCCGGAGTTAGTTATAACTTGTTTATGTGGTAAATTACCGGAACTACTATCTTCGCAGACCGTTTCCGGTATGAAAAGTTTAAGTTTTACTTACATAACAATTTCCAATGGAAAAATGTTTTAAAAGAAAGGAGGCTAAAATGAAGCATTAATTATACTAAGCACTAAGTTTATCCGGTAAGTAGAAGGCCGGTTATCATAACAAATGTAGCTCTTTGGGGGGCAGAGTAAAAAGAACCCCCGACACATTAAAGTTGACGCCAATCAATACTTTAATACACCAAAGCATACATCGGTTGTGTCAGGGGGTATAATATCCTTAACATTCCGAAGTATGCTTTTGTTCTTTTGGTGTATGTACTGATTGGCAAAGGCAAAAGTACAACAAAAAAATTAATTACCATGTGTAAGTCAGAGATTTTTGCCGAAATATTGAACCTTGTAGGAAAAGAAACTGAAGTTTCCACAGAATTAATCCTTTCATCAAGTAAAGTGACTGAGGTTGTCGATGCCCGCTCCATTGTAGTGTTCTTCCTTACTGAATTCGGTCTGTACCCTGAACAGATCGCCACTTTGCTTCGCAAAACATCAGCCAGTGTACGTTACCTGATATCTACTTTTGAGAGTCGAAAAACAACAAACAAAATGATTGCAATATATCTGCAAAATATTCGCAAATCGCTTGAAAATGAGCTCTAATTTACGCAGTTTCTATTATATACTTTTGTGATGCGGTTGATATTGACCGTAATAAAAAAGTATAAATCTCTATGGAAAGAACGTATGTTTTTAACCAAGACGGTGGAGCGGCTTCAGGCAACGGTCTGCTTGCTTCTATTCTTCCGTCTTTGCAAAACAGAGGAATTGATACCGGATACTTGATGGGGCTGCTTGGAGGCGGCAATGGTAACGGTGGTTTCTTTGGTAACAATGGTGGTTTTCAAGACATCATTGCGCTTATTGTGATTGCGGCTATTTTTGGAAATGGCAATTTCGGCTTTGGCGGAAATAACAATCAAGGAGCGAACGAAGGAAGAGAGATGATCATGCAGACACTTAACCGAAACGGTGTCGATATTGCATCACTGGCACAAGCCGTGAACACTTCTTCCGATCAAATCCTTGCCGGTATTAACTCTGTATCCCAGGCAATCTGTGGTCTTGGCAACCAAATGGGACAGAATACCAACAGTATCCTTACCGCAATTATGCAGGGTAACAACGCTCTGACATCTCAAATCTGTAGCTGTTGCTGCGATATGAAACAGCTTGTAACCACACAAGGATATGAGAGTCAGCTTGCAATGTGCAACCAGACCAATACATTGGTTAATACTGCAAACCAAAACGCATTGTCATTACGTGACGGTGCTACTGCCAACACGAATGCTATCCTTGCCAAACTTGATGCAATTCAGAATCAGGCATTACAGGATAAGATTGCATCTCTTACTGCGGAAAAGGCAACTCTTACGGCTGAAATCTCCCAACGTAATCAGAATGCTACAATCCTGAATGCGGTAGGTCAACAGATTGCTCCCCTTGCAGCAGGATTACAAGCATTGCAAAGCGATGTTGATGGAATCAAATGCAAGTTACCTAACACAGTTCCAGTTCAATACCCTAACATTGTTGGTGTAAACATGGATACTTACCGTGCGGCTGCTTTCGGTGCTTATGTTGGTGACTCAGCATACGGACGTAGCGGATGCGGTTGTAATAACTACTGGGGTTGATTCTGGTAAGAAAGGAGGTAATTATGTGGCCTAACTTTTTTACAGGATTTCCGTTCTCGTTTCCGTCAATAGGAAGAGCGAATTTCAATACTCTTCCTACGGTGGCTGTAACTGTCGGTACTGAAAATGTGACTTTGGAGCTTCCTAACCATGCGTTCCGCAACAGGGACTATGTCGGAGGGTTCTATGTCAATCTTCGTCAGGCGATCCCTGCCGGTACGACTGCAACACTCCCGATACTGATAGGGACTAACGGGGACACAAGACCGTTGATGGCTTATAACAATGAGCCTGTAACTGTTGCAAACTTGGCTGGAACCGGCATCTATGAGATTCATTACAACAAGTACACCAACGAATTGTATCTTGTTAATGGCGGATACAGACCGACAACGGTTCCGGCTCCTACAGTAGAAACCGCTTCTTTACGGAGCAAGTAATAATTAACATGGAGTTTTGTGGTATTTTCCAAAATGGAAATAGCCACACTCCTTTAAAATTAAACAATCATGTTTCAGAACTTACGAGTAAACAGTACGTTATATCTTCTTCACAGAGGTGCAAATCCAAGTTTGGAATGTGGGCAGGTCGTTAATGTAAGCCCTATAAAAACTATATATAAGACTGTTCCCAACATGCCTTATCCACAGCCTGTCCAGGTTATTGATTTTGTCGTGAATATAAACGGACAGAATGTCAATTTGCAAGAGATACCGGCTAATGCCAATATTGCTGATGATGTTAAAACAGGAATGCTGATTACAGGGTCAAGAGACGAGATGAATACCGAGGTCCTTACTATGAAACAGAAGAGTGAGGATGTTCTAAAAAGCGTGGAATATCATCAGAACTTTCTTGGGGTATGTGACCAGATGCTTGCCATGCTTAACCCTGAATTTGCAGCCAAGCAACAGCAGGAGCAGGAAATATCCGCATTGAAAGGGCAAATGTCCAATATGGATAAGAACATGCAGGAGATGAGCAGAAATATGGCTGACCTCATTGTACAGAATCAGAAGTTAATGGAACAGCTCGGAGTAATTGAAACATCCAAAACAAAGAAATAATTATGGGAATGTGGACGATAAGAGAAGAACACGATGGATATGATCGTGATTTCGGAATGAGAGGAAGAAACGAGGTTGAAGAAGCCTATCGTGAAGGTTGCCGTCATGGTTATGAAAAGGCCATGAGTGAAATGCGTGGCGGTGGAATGGGATTCCGTGAGAATGGACGCTACGACAGCGATGGCATGAACGAGCGTCGTATGCCGGGTTATTTCCCGGAATCCCCTATATACGGAGATATGGGAGAGCGTAGACGTAGGCGTTCAAACGGTGAGTTCTATTAATCGTATGAGGGGAGAAATCCCCTCTTATCCTAAAAAGCAATTAATTATGGGACAAAGACTAGATACGTATGACAAGATGCCTCCGGCAATGAAAAATTATCTGTCGTTATACGGTTGGCACTTCTCTAAGAAGATGTGTGAATGGGCTGTTTCTAAAATGGAAGTTGAGAACAAGGCTACCAAGCAGAAGGAAAAACTCGTTCCGATCAAAAAGGAGGAAGTAGAAGAGCTTCTGAAAAAGTACGGAATTAAACTGGAGAAAGATTCCGGGTATGATTGCGTATATGTAGCTAATATGGCGAAAGCTGATTATTATAAGAGTTCCATTATAGATGAATCCCATTTGGCATTATTCTTGAAGGATTACATAGATGATCCTGACGGGTATGACGGTCTTCCTTTTACCCGTTTCTATGCGGATTGTATCGGAAGTGGCACACCTATAATGTGGGATGATATGCTCTGATTATGATAGTTCAAGATTTCTACATACCGAAATATGATTGGATAGTTAAGGTGTACTATGCCGTAACGACTTACTGGACCAGTGATATTCTATGCGCACTTCACCGTATCGGTTGTAGAGGAGAGGATTTCAAACAGGCATACAGAAACCTCTCTTCCGGGGTTCTCAATACCGGTCTTACTTATTCGAACTTTGAGGACCGTGAGACTGTGATGGTAATTGCTCTCACTTCTTCCCCGGGAGAGTTTCAAAACTCATGGGACCACGAAAAAGGGCACTTGTGCCGGCATATCTCACAGGTATTCAATATTGATCCTTACGGGGAGGAAGCCCAATATCTTTCCGGTGAGGTAGGTCAGAAGATGTTTCCAATAGCGAAGAACTTCTTGTGTGAACATTGCAGGAAGAACTTATGCCGAAGATATTAAGGGGCATTTTGTCAGAAATACAGGCGAAAATGAGAGAAAAAGACTACATAGATGATTTGATTTCACAAGCAGACGACCGATACCACTCGGATTTCTGCCGGCTTCTGCTAGTAATGCTATGGAACGCCTAGAAAAGTGGCTATACTGGCTGATTCCTCTTGCGATTATTGCAAGGGTTATATCTTTGTGTTTGTCCCTGACTATGTAGTCGGGGATTTTTGTTAAAAACTTCCGGAATAGTTAAAGTTTGACCTTTTAACGGCAAATTTCAATTGTATTTTTGCAGTTTTGGTTGATTATTTGTTTATTTGCAGAACAAATTCGCTATAAATTCTGTTTTTAGTATAACAGAAAGGGGTTAATATATATGAAAAAGTTTATAAAAGCAATCACTAAATCTATGCAAGGTTCCTTACTTCCGAAAAAAGCAAGTGAGGAACAGATTGTAAAAGAAATCAACGATTCCTTGAAAAAACTTGATTATTATGGCACAGACTATGATAAGAAGAACATGAAAGAAGATGTGTCTTCTTTTAATAGAGACTTTAATAAAGCAACTAGAGAAGCTAAAATTAAATTTGAACCTGCTCTATAATGGCAAAGAAAGCGGAACAAAATAAAGTATGTGATAAGACCGGTTTAACACTGGAGCAAAATACGGTCTATGACGATAACCTTCTTCCATCTGCCGATGAATTAACAAAACTGAATAATGTATCTAAGGATATTATTCCATGGATCATGAAGCGTACAGAGATGGAACAGGATGCCCGTATCAAATTTAACGAAGATAGAATGAAAATAGCCAAAAGTGATTTTAGACATACGCATTGGTATAATTTCACAGCTTTGGTAATGGCTTTTATTATAGTACTTATATTTGTTGGTTTCTCATTCTATTTAATAACTATCGGTCAAGAAACAATCGGGACTATATTTGCTGGAGGAACTGTTGTTTTAATAGTCTCTTATTTTCTTAAGGCTAAAAATAAAGAAGTAAAATAGCTCCTTCCATTTATAACTGCCTCTTTAAAATGGAATCCTCCCGGTGTATCAAATATGCCGGGATTTTTTATACCCAAATGTTAAAAAAACTATTATACATACAACTTATCACTGTAATATATTGCAGTATTTAAAAATTATTCTTATCTTTGCAATATCAAATAACAATAGAACCGGCGGCAACGGATAAGCGGCATAAGATTATGAAGACATTTGAAATCAACAACGAGACAATTACTATTGAAAAAGTAGGTTACGGGCAGTATGTATTAAGTGGTTTGAGTACCTCAGTACATTGTACTGATTCTGAAATTTGGGACTGGTGTGATGACGATGAAAATGAAGAAAAACATTTGGAAGCTAAAGAATCCGCATATAGACTGCTTGTAAATTCTTTGTAAAATGAAAGAATATACTTTACCGGAATGGGCGTTCTTGGACGCTCATTCTCATTTGGGGAATCCTCTAGAAACTAGGACGGTTATAAATCATACCCGCTCTGCTTCTGTCATTGAAATAATAGATCGGGATAAGGATGAATTTATTCCAGTGGAAGGCGTTGTTGTGTATCATTTCAAACACATAAGTTCTTCCGGTACTGAAAGACTATCAGCAATACTGCATTATTGTGCTACATTAGACGAAAATACTGATAAAAATCTTATAATTAATGAGATATTGCGTCCGTGCGCTATGTGGTACTGTGATTATTGCGCATGGGAAGATAATAATATTTTAAAGAGTATATTTGATGGAGAATGAAAGAGAACGTATTGGAAAGCGTATAGCTGAGCTTCGTAAAAAGAAGGGTATTTCCCAAGCCAAGTTATCCGAACTGACTGGAATTGGTTCAGGACATATCGCACGCATAGAACTCGGGAAGTATAGTACAGGAGTAGATTTGCTAAGTAAGATAGCTAATGCGCTGGATTATAAGTTGGATTTTGTAAAAGATAAATAGTATGGCGGAGGAAAATAAATACAACCACGACTCGGTGAATGAGTTGTTGACATGGGCTAAGGATGTTCTTGACAACAAGAAATATCCTTCCGGAGAGTTCCAGTTGGATAAATGTGCGAAGATTCTCGACTGCGGGAAGTATTTGGATTCAATGATTTCGGTTATCTCTAGGAACTGGGAAAATCCTACTTTTCATCCTAGTATAGATCAGTTGAGATTGTTTAAGGAGAAGATAGAGAAAGGAGTATAATATGACTTACTTATGTGTTGACAAAGACGGCACCGAACGTATTATTGAATGTGAGGTATATTGTGAAAGGAAAGGAAATAAAATCCCATACAGGTTTGAAGAATGTTGTTGGGGATATAATCCGCATAATGATGTATGTATCGAACTCCCTAGAGGTACAATAAAGAAAATTCTCGGTCGAGAAATAACATGGGAAAATGAACCTGTTGAATTGAAATAGGGAAGGCAGCCGAATAAGCTGCCTTTTCTATGTTTTCATCAACATGATATCTGCCTTCATTTCAATATATTCTTTATATTTGTCTGGTTCTTCTATATAATCAATAACTCTCTTTATTGCTATTTCAGCTTGTTTAAATCGGGTTTTTGTATAGTATCTTACAATTCCTCTACCTTTGTCTGAATGTGCAAGACAATAGTCTATAACGTTATCAGGTATCCCCAAATCGAAAGCGTATTGAGCAAACGACTTTCTAGCAGAATAAAATACCACCTTTTCTTTTATTCCTAATTCTTTAGCAAGTATGGCAAGAGACCTGCATATGTATCTTGAGAAATTGTGATAAGAAAACTTATATCCAAAGTCCAATTTCTTTGTTTTGTTATTTATCCATTTGTCTATTATTTCTTTTGCTGGATCAGTAATAGGAAGCAGGCAATGTTGTTCTGTTTCTGTTTTAAATCTAGTCTTTATTCTAACATAATCTACCTTATCATCTCCAAAACGAGTATTCATTATGTCTATTAGATTCATTCCTCCAAGATAAAAAGAAAGCATAAAAACATCTCTCGCAACAATATATTTCTTTTCTTTTGGATTACTATGTTTTATTATATTGAGACTTTCCAAAGAAATGTCGACTTCTCGAACCGGAGATTTAGGTATTTTCTTGTTTACAAATGGATGTATATCATATCTTACGGAACCTAAATTGATATTCCTATTTATTACGGCTTTTATTTGAGACATCATCATCCCAATTGTCGTATTTCCTATGCCCTTTTTGGTTTTCAAGTATCTTGAAAATCCTTCAATCATATTTGGAGTTATATCAGACATAGGGATTTCTCCTTTAGTAAACTCTGTAAAATATCTACAGCTCCTTTCAATCAATACTGCATAACTTTCCCTACCTTCGGAGTTTAGCTCATCTATAAATATGGAGCATGCTTTTTGATATGTGATGTTCTGTTTGTCTTTTGTTTCTAAGTCAGAAACTAGCATATCTTTGATTTGTTTGCAAGAATAAAGAGATTGATGCTTTATTTCATCAAGTTTATTCTGCATATCGTTCATCATGTTTCTTAGTTTAGAATTAATAATTGAAGCATCAGGCCGTTTTGTTACCTGTCCATCCTTGAATTGCGATAAGTTATCAATAATGAAACGTGTTACAATATAACATGTCTCTTTCTTATGACATACAGCTATTCTTATTTTATGCCTTCCGTCTTTTAAAACTTTTGCTTTGAAAATTGTAAGTTTAAGAGTTGCCATAATAGATTAAATTTAAAGGATAAGTTTTGGATAAGTTTTTTTGTCCACCACTGGACAATATTTCCTTTTTTTTAATCTATAATTTGAAGATCTCGTAAATAAAAACGGGAACCTAAGTTCTTAAATATAAGATAATTAATGAGTTCCCGTCTATGAGCCGCTAGCCAGACTTGAACTGGCGACCTACGCGTTACGAATGCGTTGCTCTA